CACAGATTCAAATGGTCGATGGTCAGTAGAGAAGTTCAAAGGACTTCTTTTCCAAGTCGAGCGTGATTGTAACGCTATCGGAATCGAAACACGAAGAGGAAAAGGTAATATCCTCATGTGTTCCGCTGACGTTGCCTCAGCTTTGGCAATGGCCGGTGTTCTGGACTATGCTCCAAATATGTCAACAAATCTTAATGTTGATACAACTGGAAACACTTTTGCCGGAACAATCAATGGACGAATTAAGGTCTATGTTGACCCATACGAGTCCCTTGCAAACGGATCTGGAAACTGGTATGTTGCTGGTTATCGTGGTTCGTCTGCTTATGACGCCGGATTATTCTACTGCCCATACGTTCCATTGCAAATGGTTCGTGCGATTGGAGAGAATGACTTCCAGCCAAAAATTGCGTTTAAGACACGTTATGGAATGGCTGAGAATCCATTTGCTCGTGCATCGGCAGCTGATGTTTCAGTTAATACTCTTGCTCCTTCTGCGAATGTTTACTACCGCAGAGTACGAGTAAACAACATCATGTAATCACCCTTGAGAGGGGATTTATTCCCCTCTCATCCCACCTAAATACTTGTAAAGGTAAACTATGGCCGATACAAGTCAACCCACTGTTTTAGATTACGCTTCACCTACTACTTGGAGAATTCGTTTCAATCGAGTTACCAAGGTTGAATGGTTTTGTACAAATGTGACATTACCAGGCATTAATCTTGGAGAAGCTCTGTATCCTACTCCACTTTCTGATACCTATGTTGCAGGAGACAAATTAACATTTGAGACTCTGAACATAACTTTTTTGGTGGATGAGGAACTACAGAACTATAGAGAATTATGGGATTGGATTGTTGGAGTTGGGTTTCCAAAACAACATTCACAGTTTTCTTCTGCACTCACAGGTGGTTCAAATCCTGGCGGAAGTTTAACTGCATCGAATAGACAACATAACCCTATAACAACTCCAAGTGACAGACCAATAGATGATGAAGCTACATTGATTGTTTACAATTCAAAAAACATACCAAAAGTTGAGGTATCGTTCAAAGACATTTTTCCAACAAGTCTTTCAGGACTTGCATACGCTCAAGATGCTACAGATGTGGAATATTTTAGAGCTGATGCTACTTTTAGATTCATGTACTATGAGTTTAAAAATGCCACATAAATAATTTTGAGCAGTCCAGAGTATTATTTTTAATAGTCCACTCAACTTATGTGCGACAACATACTTCAGAGTGACGGACTGCTCCCTTGATGAATAAATTATGATATCGTTATCTGAACTACAACAAAGAGTAAAAAGAGATCTGAAAATCAACGATCTCCAATTAGATGTGGAGTCTCTAAGAATCCCATCATTACATTCCCAATACTTACAACTCCTTACAGAACATTCTCTTGCATATAAGAAAGCTCGAAATGAACTGTCAATCATCCGTAGAAACAAATGGATATATTACTCTGGAAAGGCATCAGAGGATGTATATAAAGAGAAGGGTGATTTTCCTATAAAACTGAAAACCAAAGATGAAGAAAAGACCTTTATTGAAGCTGACGATGAATTTATTGAAAAGAAAAAAGAGGTTGATTATCATGAGTCAATAGTTGAATATCTTCAAGAAATTGTGAAACAAATTGGTAATAGAGGTTTTCAAATAAAAAATGCAATTGAGTGGAGAAAATTTGAATCTGGAATGTAATGTTGGGACACGATTATCTATCAATTCCATTAGATAATAATTTACTGTATTATTGGGCAAAAAAGTCTTACAAAGAGTTTAAATTAGGAAAATCTTCTGGAAAACTCGTAGATACTAGAAATAGTAAAGTATCTTTTTTGACTCCAAATGCAGAAATAAAAAAAGAATTATTCAGGTTAGCTGATAATGCAAATAAACTTGGTGGATGGGAATTAAATATCACAAATGTAGAAAATCTCCAATATACTGTTTATGAAAAAGGAGATTTCTACAATTGGCATACAGATGTAGGTAAAAAAAAGAATCATCTTGGAATAAGAAAGTTATCATTTACAATGTTGTTGAATGATAATTATGAAGGTGGTATGTTACAGATGGAACATGGAGCTCCAAATAGTGATGATAGGATATATAATATTTCTCCAAAATTAGGAAATATTATTTGGTTTCCATCTTGGAAATGGCACAGAGTAACTTTGGTCACAAGTGGAATACGTGAATCTTTAGTATGTTGGTTTGTCGGAGAACATGGTTGATATAATCATTCACAAGAAGAACGATGTGTTTCTTCAAGTGGAATGTGAAAGGAGTATCGCAAGGGAACTGAATGACTTTTTCAGTTTTTGGGTTCCAGAGGCCAAATATATGCCTGCATACAAAAGTCGTATGTGGGATGGGAAGATTAGACTCTTTGATTCCAGAGTCAATCAGATTTATGTGGGACTCTCAGATTATCTTAGAGAGTTTGCAGATAAGAGAAATTATTCTATTGAAGGAGGAGATTGGTCAACTATAGCTACACACAGGGAAGATGTTGAGTCATTTGTCTCTAGTTTACAAATACCCATACAACCTAGAGACTATCAGATTGATGCCGTACATCATGCAATACGAAATGGGCGTAGCGTCCTTGTTAGTCCTACTGCATCAGGCAAGTCATTAATTATCTACATTCTCATTCGTTATTTTGAGAAAATATTCTACGACCCCAAATACACAAGTATTCTGCTTCTAGTTCCCACCACATCTTTAGTCGAACAGATGTACTCAGATTTTAAAAGTTATGGATGGAATTCTGACTACTACTGTCATAGAATATATGGTGGTAGAGAAAAGGATACCACAAAGTTAGTTACCATATCTACTTGGCAGTCTTTATATCAAATGCCTAAGAACTTCTTTAATAAATTTGGTGTAATCATGGGTGATGAAGCTCACACTTTCAAAGCAGATTCACTCAAAAAGATTATGCACAAAACTACGGAGTGTAAATATAAATATGGATTCACTGGTACATTAGATGGGTATCAGTGTCATAGATTAGTGCTTGAAGGTCTATTTGGACCAGTAAAGCAGGTTACTACAACTAAACAACTCATTGATAATAAACAACTTTCTGACATAAAAGTGCATGGAATTGTCTTGACTTATTCAAAAGAAGAGTGTATAATACGTAAATATCATGATGAAATTAGTTATTTAACAGAACATACGAAGAGAAATAATTTGATAAGTAATCTAGCTATAGATCAAAAAGGGAATACCTTGGTACTTTTTTCGTTAATAAAACATGGAGAAGAGTTGTTCAAAAAAATAAAGGAGAAGAGAAATGGAGTTCATCTTGTCTACGGAGCAACAGATACAGAAACGAGAGAAAACATCAGAGCTCTTGCAGAAGAAAACACAGGACTCATCATCGTGGCAAGTTTCGGTGTATTCAGTACTGGCATCAACATTAGGAACTTGCATAACATTATTTTTGCTAGTCCTTATAAATCTCGTATTAGAAATCTTCAATCAATAGGTAGGGGGTTGCGTTTACATGATAGTAAAGTCGCTGCTAAGTTATACGACATTGCAGATGATTTTGAGGGTAGGAATCACACGTTCCGTCATTTCAAGGAACGAATTAAATTGTATAATGAAGAAGGATTTGATTACAAGTTACATAAGGTACTAATATAACTTGAAACCAGACATACTTATTATACAGCATTTTTCTCAACAGTCAAGTCAAAAATATTGTCTTGACATTTTCAATTATAGAGGATATAATGAGCAAGAAACAACATTATGTAGATAACAAAGAATTCCTTGCAGCCATGATTGAGTGGAAGGAATCTATACGTGAGGCGGAGTCAGAGGGGGATGAAATTCCCCCAATAACAGAATACATCGGTGAATGTTTTTATAAGATAGCTACGCATCTATCTTATAGACCCAATTTTATTAACTATACTTATCGTGAGGAGATGATTGGTGATGGTATTGAAAATTGCATTCAGTATGCTAAAAACTTTGACCCTGAAAAATCGAAGAATCCATTTGCGTATTTTACTCAAATCATTTATTATGCGTTTTTGAGAAGAATCTCGAAAGAGAAAAAACAACAATCGATTAAGCAAAAAATGATAGATAATGATACTCTCAAAACTCATGAGACTATGGATTTTGATGATGAAGTGTACGACAATACGTACATAGATTTTCTTAAAGATAACCTACCACAAGAAGAGTTTCCTAAAAAGAAAAAGAAAACCAAACGTGGTATTGAACATTTCGTAGAGGAATAATGACAAAATTTGAAAAGTATGTAGACGAAGTTGAAACAATGATATCAGAGTTCACTTCAAAAATTCCAGCTAAAGAGTTGCATGAAATAGAAAAATCTATTGAAGACTCTGACGCTGGTTCTGGTAAATTATGGTTAGAAGATTTCATTGATGCGAGAGTGAAGAAGTGAAGAAACTTGTAATCATCACTGATACTCACTTTGGAGCTCGAAACGATAGTCAGGTTTTTAGTGACTATTTCTTTGACTTCTATCAGAATCAGTTTTTTCCATACATTGTGGAAAATTCTGAAGACATTTGTGGTGTCATGCATCTGGGAGACTGCCTAGACCGAAGAAAGTTTATCAACTATAAGACTGCAATGGATTTTCGTGAGAAGTTTATAGGTGGTCTTATGAGTACATGGCTACCATGTCATTTCATAGTGGGTAATCATGACATATACTATAAGAACACACTTGCAGTAAATTGTTACAATGAATTACCTATACCTAGAAGTGAAGCTTGTTGGTACGTATATGATAAACCTCAAGTAATCAATATTGAGAAACAGGACATTGCAATTATCCCTTGGATTACAGCTGAGAACTATGCAGATACTACTAAGGTTCTCAAGTCTGGAGCTCAGATTGGTATGGGTCATTTGGAAATCAAAGGATTTGAGATGCATCAAGGAGTGGTGTCTGATCATGGATTTGAAAAAGAACTATTCAAGAACTTTGAGATGGTTCTGAGTGGACATTATCATAAGAGGTCTAATGATGGTCAGATTTACTATCTGGGATGTCCATATGAAATGACTTGGGCAGATTGTGCAGACCCAAAAGGGTTTCACACCTTTGATTTGGAAACCAGAGAGCTTGAGTTCATTCCAAATCAGTATACCATGTTTGAGAAAATTTATTATGATGACTCAAAAATGGATTATGTCAACTCTGACATAACAAAGTATGACAAAAAATATGTCAAAGTATTTGTACAGAATCGTCAAGACTATTTTTCATTCGATAAATTTCTTGACAGGTTGTACAAAGAAATCTCAGTACATGATTTGAAAATAGTAGAAGATTTTTCAGACCTGAGCGCCGATTTTATTCATGATGACATTGTGGAAGGCGCTCAGGATACTATGTCTTTACTGGACAAGTACGTGGATGAGATTGAAACTTCACTTGATAAAGACCGAATCAAATCAAAACTCAAATCACTATACGTTGAAGCTGGCGACTTAGAAATATGATACACTTCAAAAAGGTTCGTTGGAAGAATATTCTTTCAACAGGAAACCAATTTACTGAGGTGATTCTGGATAGGTCAAAAACCACACTCATCATAGGAGAGAATGGAGCTGGTAAATCCACTGTCCTTGATGCACTGTGTTTTGTTCTATTTGGGAAACCCTACAGACCAATCAAGAAAAACCAATTAATAAACTCTATCAATTCTTCTGGTGCAGAGGTTGAGGTAGAGTTTCATATTGGTACAAATGAGTTTCTGGTTCGCAGAGGAATCAAACCGAATATCTTTGAGATTATTCGGAATGGTGAACCAATGGACCAAGACGCTCACTCAAGAGATTTCCAGAAAATTCTGGAAGAACAGATACTCAAGTTGAACTATAAGACGTTTACTCAAGTGGTGATTCTGGGGTCTAGTTGTTTCATTCCTTTCATGCAGTTATCTACGACTCATCGTAGGGAAGTAGTCGAAGACATTCTTGATATCAAGGTGTTCTCTCTGATGAATGGATTGCTCAAGCTCAAGTACAAAGAAATTCAGTCAGAGGTTGATAGTCTCAAAGTTGAAGAAGGATTATACAAGACTGAACGAGACTTAGAGGAACATCACTTGGACAAAATAGAAAAAGGTGTAGAGTCCAAACTCAAAAAGTTAGATGAAGACAGACTAAAATATTCTGAAGACTTGAATAAAAGACAGATGAGAAATGTTGAGTTGTCTAAAGAAATTAAAGAACTGAATACAGTATCTAAAGACTATTCCAGACTCAATACACTCAAGACACAAGTAGGAACCAAAAAATCTGAAATAGATAAACAGAGAGATTTCTTTGTAAAGAATGATGATTGTCCAGTATGTGAACAATCTATCAAGAAGTCATTTAAGAAACTCAGAAACTCAGAGCTACTAGACCAATCTAAAAAGTATGAAGATGCAATATTAGAGATGGACCAAGAGATTGAACGTCTAAATGAGGTCATCAAAGTCATACAAGAGAAATCTAGTACAATGAACCATAATGTTGCAGAAATCAATGCACTGAGCAAATTGATTCAGAAATGCATCGATGATATGGAAGAATTGGAAGAAGCTAGAGAGGAACAAGATAATATGAAAAAACGGATTGAAGACATGAATACAAATCTTCAAGAAGTTGATTTTCGCCTCAAGGAACTAAAAGAGGAAAACTTTTATCTTGACATTTGCAAAAATTTGTTGCATGATACAGGTATAAAGTCAAAGATTATCAAACAGTATTTACCTGTGATGAATCAGACCATTCAGAAATATCTGACTGTTCTGGACTTTTATGTGAACTTTCATCTCAATGAACAGTTTGAGGAAACCATCAAGTCACGCTATCGTGATGACTTTTCGTATACCTCATTTTCAGAGGGTGAGAAAATGCGTATCGATTTGGCATTGATGTTCACATGGAGAGAGGTTGCAAGGTTGAAAAACTCAACCAATACCAATCTACTCATCATGGATGAAGTGTTTGATTCCAGTTTAGATGCAGCTGGTACTGATGACTTTCTGAAGATTCTCAATGAACTTGAGAGTCAAAATATCTTTGTGATATCACACAAAGGCGATGTTCTGTTTGACAAATTTCACAGCATCATGAAGTTTGAGAAACAGAATAACTTTAGTAAATTAATCGAATCATGATATATCAATTATTAGAGCCAGACCATCCTTTGGTACACATGGAAATGTCAGGAGAGTCAGTTCCAGATGATAAAGTAGAATTCTCTAAAGACATGGCAGAAACCAGGAGACATTGGGGTGGTATCGGATTGTCAGCAAATCAAGTTGGATTCCCATATCGTATGTTTGTCATGGGAGACAAAGACAATTACATGAACTGTTGGAATCCTAGAATTGTAGTTGAGTCTGATAATCAGATTCCTATAGAAGAAGGATGTTTGACATATCCCGGCCTGTTTGTAAAAATCTTCAGACCAGATTGGATTGAAGTTGAGTTTGAAGATGAGAACGATGAGACACATAAAGATACTCTTGAGGGTCTGATGTGTAGAGTGTTCCAACATGAGATGGACCACATGAATGGTGTTGATTTTACTTCTAGAGCTAGCAGAATGAATCTAAATATTGCTAAGAGAAAACTCAAAAGAGGTAAATTAAAACTCAAAAGAAGAACTGATGGAAAAGATATGCTCGCACAAGCGAGTTAGTCAAATAATAACTGGCGATCCAGTAAGACCACATATAAATGCAAAGACTAGGTTGGCTCCTGGACGAGATGTTTTTCACATTGATGACATGGCGTACCTCTGCATGGTCTACATGGATCGTGTTCCTGCCGACGAAGATTGTCTATTGAGTGCAAATTGTGGTCCAATTGCTGTTGCGTATACAGTATGGTCACTGGAAAAAGGATATGGAAGGAAAATCATAATGCAAGCAAGAGACATTATCCAAGAAACTTGGCGATTCAAACGATTGGTTACGTTGAGTCCCAAGACCGATATGGCAATGAAATTTCACCTGAGTAATGGTGCAAAGTTGATTGCTGAAAATCTGACCACAAATAATTTCGAGTACCCGATAAACTACTAGGGATGTAGCGCAGTTGGTAGCGCACGTGCTTTGGGAGCATGAGGTCGCAGGTTCGAGCCCTGTCATCCCTACCA